TACTGAGTAATTGTGGTATTCTGTCGTCTGTAGAGCTGTCAGTTTTTGCTAAACTTGATATCATTGCACTAAGTTTTTCTTCAAATGAATCTGTCATAAGTTCTACAGGAATGTTCTTACCGTCAGGTAGTGGTACAACTGCTTCTATACCATGTAATAATGCTTTATATCCCGAAATAGGCCCAACTGCGATGCCTCCTTTGGCATTCGATTGAAGGTTTGGCTGAAAACCCTCGACCGGAGATGTAGCAAATTCTCCTGTATCTCCGTTAGTTGTTGACTTAAATGCTTGTACTTTTTCGAGATCTCGTCGTTCATGTGACTCTGCGCCTTGTTTTTGTAGTTGTTCGGCCGTTTGTTGTCCTTGAGCATTAAGTCTAGCAGTCTCAAATTCTTCAGCTAACGATTTAACACTCTCTGGGGTAAACAGTTTGCCTGTGCCTATGACTAAATTATTTGTAAACTCGGTAATTTCTTTGGAAAGTTTTTGTCTACTCTTCTGCAATTCTTCTGCAATGTCTGAAAATGCTGTAGCAATCCTGAGAGTTGAATCTATCTGGCTCATAGAGTTCTTTTCAGTTTCTACTCGCATACGTTGCTGTCTAGCAGACTCTTCTGCTATCTGAGCAGTACGTCCTTCTTCTGTTAGTGTAGTTTTTTCCAGAGCCGCATTAAACTCGTCTGCCATAGTACCAGTCTTAGCAATGGTATCCCTTGTAACTACAAACGTTTCGCCAACACTATTAATAAAGGAACTGTCAGTCAGACCCGCAAGCATTGATAAACCTCTTGTAGCGTCTCTGCCAGCCTTAATTTCAGCTTCTCTGTCCTGGAAAACTTGTAGAGCTTGAGCTTGTGCTTCTGCTTGTGAGCCTGTAAATCCGTTAGTGCCATCAATGGCAGCCTGTGTTGCTTCTCCCAATGCTCTGTTAGTGAGTATGGTCTTGTTGGCTTCTGCACTCATAGCCCTGCCATACACAGCCTGTTCTATAGCAACTTTTTCAAATGCAGGTCCAAATTTTGCGGCGGCGGCAACTGCTTCTTGCAGTGCCATGGCTTCGTCAGCTCTGCCTTCGGCAGTTAATTGCTCAATCTTAGCGGCAAAGTTTGCTTGATCCAAACGTCGCTTACGTTCTGCCTGTTGTTCTTTAGCAGATTCACCTGTTAGCGCACTAATAGCGGCTAGGTTTCTCTGATAATCTAGTGTGCGTTTGCTTAACTCGCCTGTCTCATATTGCTGTTTTAAACCTAATATCCTTTGGTTATTGGCATACTCTGCCATAGCCTCAGCCATGTCATCGTTGCTCATGCCCATTGCAACGAAAGTGGCACGAGTCTGGTTTCCTTCCGTAGTTAAAGCACTGAACTCTTGTTGTAGAATCTTTGCGGCTCTTGAACTTCCGCCAAATGTAGCACTTAGATTTTTAGAGTTAGTTAATAGCATTCTACTAAATTGATCGCTGGTCAGACCCGCCTTAGTTGCCATTTCACTAAACTGTTCAACTTCTAGAGTCAGCACACCGAAACTTCCAGTAAGATTTCCCATAGCATTGAACGAGCTAGTTAACACTTTCATGTTTTGTGCATTGGCTTCTTTTACTACATCTAAGGCAGCCTTTGCAGCCGACTCTGTGACGCCAATAATACTGCTAAGAACAGGTATTTGTTTGGCCAACTGTACAAAAGGACCAGCAGTAGAGCTAATTGCGTCTTCAACATACTTGAACTCACGGTCGATCCCTTGAGCCATGTTACTGAAAACATTTTCTGTGTCGTAGATTGCTGACTGAAACTGTATAACACTCTGTGTTAATCGTGCCTGAACACCTATATAACCTGCTACCGCCTGTGCTACTGCGTTAATTGCGGCACCTAAAGGGGTTACTTTTGCTGTTAGGCTACTTAAACTGCTAGATGTTTTATTGGCAGTTGACGCCGCCCCTGTTAGTGCAGTGTTGGTGTTAGTTAAAGATACTGCTAACTGTTCAGCAGCCATAGATGCGGCATTGCTACCTTGTGCTAGTTGTTGTAGTAGTCTAAGAACTTCTGGATCCATAGTTTATCACATTAAATATAGTAATATTTATCGAGGAAAAAATGCATGTCCAATCCATTAACAAAATATTTTAGACAGCCGGCTTTATATATTAATTTGCCCAGTGGTGGCAATTATTGGCCCGAAGGGACACTTGAGTTAGACGAAAATAATCAAGTTGCTGTATACCCCATGACCGCCAGAGACGAGTTAACACTAAAAACTCCAGATGCACTCATGAATGGTCAGAGTGTAGTAGACGTTATTAAGAGCTGTTGTCCACAAATTAAGGATCCCTGGAGAATGCCGGCAATGGATACTGACTTTATCCTAATAGCAATTAGAATTGCAAGTTATGGAGAAAACATGGATTTTAGATCGACATGCCCTGAATGTGAAGAAGAGAGTCCTTATGAAGTACACTTGCCTACAATGTTAGACCAAGTTAAATCTCCCAACTATCACGCTCCTCTAATGCTTACGGATTTAGAAGTATACCTAAGACCGCAAAACTATAAAGAAAGTAATGAGGCAGGCATGCGCATCTACCAAGAGCAGAGACTGATTGCTACAGTTAATAATAGTGATATGTCACAAGAGCAAAAACTTGCACAGTTTAAGGAAATCTTCAAAGATGTTTCTAGTATGAATCTTGCATCTGTAGTAACAAACATTAAGAGTATAACCACAAGCGACGGAGAAGATGTAAACGATATTAGACACATTGGAGAGTACTTAGACAACGCACCCAAGCAAGTTTGGGACTCAATACAGAAGTATATAGCCGACACAAACGCAGAAGGTAAGTTGCCAGACAACCAGGTAACTTGTGACAAATGCAATAAGGAATATAAAGTTCCTATTGAGTTTGACTATACCGCTTTTTTCGAATAAGGCTTTTGGCATTTACAGACCAAGAAATAGTAGAATATCTAGAATCATTAGATAAAGATTCAAAAGCCATAAAAAAAGATCTACTTAAAATGTGCTGGTACATGAGAGGCGGGCTTACCTATGAGGAAGCATATAACCTTAGTGTACAAGAGCGTGAAATTATTAACGACATCATTAAAGACAACTTAGAAACAACTAAAAAATCTAAACTACCATTCTTTTAATATGAAACCAATAGTATTTGTAGGACATAGAAGCAATTTACACGACATATTGTTAGTGTGTAAGGACACCGGACGTCAAGTAGTTGGACTCTTAGACCGGTATTTTTACGGTAATACAGAAGAGGTATGCGGTATACCTGTAATAGGTCCTGACTCTAAATTAGAGGATAGAGCATTTGTCGAAGACCATGATTTTTTCCTAACGTCATGGTGGACTGGTAACGAAAACCTTAATAATCCAGAACACTCAGGTGACAACTTACGTAAGACACGCATTAAGATGTTAGAGGACAATGGCATCAAGTGTACTAACCTCATGCATCCAGACTGTAAGCAGTTAGACAATACAGAACTAGGGCATGGTATTATAGCAATGCCTTTTTCAGGCATCAGTCATCTATGCAAGATAGGTGATTACTCAGTCATTGACTGGTACACATACATAGGACATGGTTGTCAAATAGGTAAGAATGTTATTGTAGGTGCTAGATCAACTCTAGCAGGTGATGTTGTTGTAGAGGATAATGTTCGAATAGGACTCAGTGTAACTATAACAGAGGGACATGAGAGACCAATAACTATACACAAAAACTCCAAGTTATGGGCTGGTGCAGTTGTATTTGATTCAGTTCCTGAAGACTCAAGTTATACACACAATCATCGATTACTTAGGAGACTTACTACGTAAGTCTATTGTTTTCTCTTCGCTCAAACAATCTTTTTTAAACTTGAATTATTATTTGTTTTTAATTGCATCATCTAGATGTGAGCCATACTTCTCCTATTGCTAGGAGAATAACAGACATCATCTGAGTTTAGTCCATTCTAATTAAAAGAGATTTCTTTACAGAACAGAGGCGGTTGCCCGGTACCCCTTACTCTAGCTTCATGCAACGGAAGTATGTGAGCCGTAATTAGCCAACTCACAGTGACTCCTAGGTTGTTTCTTTTTCACAGAGCCTAGATCATTTAGTTTTTACACTTAAATGCCTTTTTGCCGTCCCGTTTCCAAGTCTACTCTTGGAAGTTCCATGCGTTGCCGCAATCTCCTCATAGGACACAGAGAACACTCTGCATCAGTGGCTGATGAATTTACAATTTAGTTTTTGTGTTTAAGTCCTCGAGCAGAAGACCTTTTACTGAGTTACCACCAAGTCTTATGTTGATTATACCGTTATAGTTGTTTTCTTTTAACAGTACACCTTCTATAAATTGATAATATGCTTCGCAGTAGTTTGTTTCGCCTCGAGTATTACAGAGCCTGATTATTTCCCGTGTGAACTTCTCTTTGCCATGTGTGTCTATATCTGCCTGTAGTCGATCACTAGAGCCCCAATAGGTTTTCCAGTCTGTTTCGACTTTTGAGTGTCTTTTGTTCTTCTTGCCTTTTAAGGGAGGTCGTTTCTTAATGGTGTGAAAGAACTTCCTGCCTATATAATCGTGCCCGTTAGTTGTGTTTGTTATTCGATATACAAAGCCATAATATTCGCCGATGTCATCTGATGTAAACTCTTTTCCTTTATAGATCCAGGGATAATCATATGACATTAATTACTTAATCTTCCTTTTACAAATATTATAGTAATGTTTATCATAAGTCAACACTATTAAAATATTTTTCATGCCATGTCAACATCATTGTTATAACTTGTAAAGCCGTTTTCCTTAACAACATTTAGTATATTGTTAACACGCCCTGCAAGTTCATCCTTGTGTGACACTAACCAAACTGCCTTGTTACCATCACGTGCCATCTTTTTAAGTATTGCTAGGCTACTCTCAACGCCTAGTGCATCCATACCGTGATCAATCATCTCGTCAATAAACAACACGTTGATAGGCTGATATAAACTCTCCCATACATCACGAAACGCCCAACTTAAACTTAATATAAGTCTGTTACGCTCTCCACGTGACAAATTGTCAAAGTCTAGTTCTCTGCCTAACTCCTGTATGTCTACAGTCAAGTCACTTAAGAAGTTAACTTGGTGCGGTAATCCAATTTTGTCTAAGTAGTAACTCAGTCTAGCATTTAGGTATGCCAAGTTCTGATCAATTATTGTTTTTCTAATAAAACTGTCCTTGTTAGTTAACAGTTTTAACAAGAAGTCTTGGTGCTCAAGACGCCTGTTATATTCGTTAATTTTATCGTAGTCTATGTCTTGTACAGCAGTATTGCGCATATCCTCTATCTGTTCTGTATAGGGATTAGTTTCTTCTTGCTTTTGTTGCATCTGCGTCAATAAAGTTTCTACTTGCTGTTTATGATTGTAAGCATCATCTATACTGTCGTAAAATGTAGGCGGACAAGGTTCGAGTTCGCCAATAAGTCCACGTGCTTCTTCTAGTGTACGTAAGTCTTGTTCAGCATTAGCAATATCTTCTGCTAGTTCATCTAAGTCTTCTTGTTTGCTGACAATAAGTTGTTCTTGTTTAGCGTCGTGAAACTCTTGCCCACAAGTAAAACACTTATGGTCTCGTAGTTGTTCTATTTCTTTTGTATACTTCTCAATCTTTTTAGCACTAGAGTCCATTGTGTTTTTGTTAGCAGTAATAGCACTGTCTAAATCTTTGATGTTACGTTCTTGTTCTTTGTAGTTAACAAGACACTTATGTGCTTCTAGTTCTGCTTCAATGTCTACCCGTTCTAATTCTGTAATAGCAGTCTGGAAGTTTACAACGTCTTCCTTTTTCTTAGTTTCCCACATCACTGAACGACGTTCTAAGTTTGTGATCTGTGTACTAACATGTTCGTTGGCTTCTTTTACTGCCTTAATCCTAAAGTCTTCTTGCTTAACAGCGTCTTTAGTTTCTTTAATTTGTTCTTTGAGAGCATCTGCTTTCTCACTTAGCATGGTAATACCCAACAACTGCTCAATCATTAAGCGTTGGTCATTAGCTCGCATGCTAAGGAAAGGTTCGGTATAAGTGTTTAAGGCAACAACATGTTTAAACATGTCGTGACTCATACCCAGCAATGATTCTATTTCTTTTTGTGTCTCACGACTGTCACCTTGTGCATTGTCGTCGTCATGCTCTGCATTATTAATGTAGAACTTAAGTACGTTGGGCTTACGTCCACGCTCAATACGATAACGGTTACCGTCTTTTTCAAAGTCGATAGTAACCATCATTGCTTTGCCGTTTGTTTTATTGATTAGATTTTCTTTTCTAATCTTAGTGAGTGCCTCACCATACAATGCATAACTTAAGGCATTAATGATAGTAGTCTTGCCTGTGCCATTGCGAGCACCACTATCATCACCACCTAAGTCTAAGTTTTTACCTAGTACAAGTGTTAAGTCTGTTCTGTCAAACTGAATACCCTGAGTGCTGTTTCCAACACTCATAAAATTTTTAACTGTTATATCAGTAACTTTGAACATTAACTTTGTATTATACTATAAATTATTGTAGATGTCTAACAACAACTTCTTGTCAAACTGATTACTGTCGATTGCAGTAATTTGGTTGGTCACAATCTGATCTACACTCTTGAACTCTACTTGAATAGTAGTTGCATCTTGTTCGGCATGCTCGTTCTTACGTGGCATAAGTGTGATCTCACGTAGTTTATGTGTGCCTATAAATGTGTCTTTGATAAAGTTTGCTTCTTCGTAACTGATTTCGATATCTAAGTTTACTCTAACATGCATGTTAGGCTTTAAGATATCATCAGCGTGGTCAATAATCTGACTTAAGTCATACACACGATAACTGGGCTGGTCGGGCCAACTAACAAACTCTGGTTTGCCTCCCCATTCTAGTATCATAAGTCCACGGTCATCGTCTCCTGCATCAGCATAGTTATGGGGAAACGCATTGCCTGTGTATGTAATATTGCCTTGTGTTTGTCGTTTGTGAAAATGCCCACTAAACACATGTTCTATACCACCAAAGTGCTCGTTCTTAATGTCACCGTGATCAGGCATCTTTACCATAGCATTCATAAAGAAGTTTGGCAACTCAAAGTGTCCGAACATATATTTGCCAGACATTTTAGGTATCTTCTTATGCTCATCGCCAACTAGCCAAGGCACAATTATAATGTCATCTTCATTATAAAAGTTATTAACTATTTCAATGTTGGGAATGTGTTTAGCCCACTCTGCTGACTGCACATCACGCTTGTCTCTGTAGTACAAGTCGTGATTGCCAGGGATAAACAAGACTCTGTCAAATGCTTTACCTAGACGCTCAAGAGCAGTTAGACTGTAATTAAGTGTAACAATGTTGATACTAGCACGGTTGTTGTGCCAGTCTCCCATCATTATACAAGTATCACAGTCTCGTTCTTTTGCTGTTTTAATTACCCAATCAACAAAAGCCAAACAATCATCATTATGTAAATGACTGTTCGACTTCAGACCAAAGTGGATATCCGTAAATACTGCGGCTCTTTTAAATGCAGGCATTTTAATAGTTTACAGTAACTAGTGTAAAAGTCAACTAGTAAATTTACCAGGGCGATTGCGTTCTTCTTCTCGATCAAATGCTTCTGCGTTCTGTCTGCTAAAACTAGGAGTGAAGTCATTCATTTCTAAAATGTCATCACGAATGTTTTGAACTTTCTTCTCAATGTGCAACACTCTGGTAAAACTATTAGTAATAGCGGCAGTGTAATAAGCAAATGGATTTTGTGATTTAGACTCATCAAACTGCAAACCAATTTGTGCCAACTGTAATAAGGCTTGGCTACGCATCTCATCATTGTATGTGTATCCACGCCAGTTTGAACGAGTAGCATACCGCTCACACAACTTCATAAACATGTGTGCTAGTTTGTTAGTCATTTGACCGTGATCTTTTGAGAACTCACCGTCCTCTAAAGTTCCTTTCCAATGACTTTTACCAACAATATATGGTTCTAAGTCTTCTGTAACTTTGTAGTGATAAAAAGGCGGGAAATTTAACTTAATATATTTTGCACGTTCCTTCTTTGCTCTTTTAGCAGGATCTGGCTCGTACTCCTCCTCGATGTCTTCTTCGTCTACTGTTTCACCTTTGTCAAGAACTTTTTTAGGCTCTTTAAGTGGGATATGCTCAAAAGTCATCACTCTAAACACAACATCAGTAGCGTTTATTTCACTAGGCTTTATCTTAAATTCTTCTAGTTTAAATTTTGTTTTAGGGTCTGCTTTTTGTGCTTCGTCTAATGCTAACTTAGACAGACGTTCTGCACGAAGTTTAATTGCTTCTTTAACGTTTGTTTTGTTAATTCGTTTTAAACTTGACATAATCATGTCAAAATCAGCGTCTGCAGGATCTGCAAATTTACAAAATGTTGTTTTAGATTTGTGGATTTCTTTGAGGATATCTTTGTTGTTAAGATAGTTTACTCTTCTCATTTTAATATTTATCCTTCTTTATATTAGCATATTATAAAGCCAATAAATACTAAAAGCAATAAAATTAAAGAGTTAAATGTTTGAATTTTACCAAAGGATAAAAATTAATGGCTAAGACAAGAGGAACATCGTCGACAGGAAGATCAGCGGCATCCACTGCGGCTATGAATCCTATGACTAGAGGCTTGCAGAATCTTGCCAGCACGTCTAAGGGAGGCAGTATAGAAGACATTAAAGGTATCTTTAAGAAAGGTGCTGATCTTCTAAATAATCCAAGTCTTGCTAGACTGGGACTAAACAAGTTAGTGCCAGGCGGCTTTGGTAAAGCGGGCGCAGAACTTCCTGACATATTCTTTGGATCATCTGGTGGCTCAGGGTTAGGAGCAGATAATGACTGGAGAGTCAGGGTAACTGCACCGGGCGGTAGTCCCTTTGATTTCGGCAACGGCCCACTAAGTGCATTGTCTGAAGACAAGGGAGTAATATTCCCTTACACTCCAAATATAAGTGTAAGTCATAGTGCTATGTATGGTAACTTAGCACCAACGCACTCCAACTATCCTAGTTATTTCTATCAGAGTAGTCAAGTTCAGGCAATTAGTATTAGTGCTGATTTTACAGCACAGACTGCTGATCAGGCAGCCTACGTGCTAGGCATGATATGGTTCTTTAGATCAGCAAGTAAAATGTTTTATGGTGGTCCTAAGGCCGGTAATCCTCCGCCAGTGGTATATCTTGATGGTTATGGTGATTATTACCTACCACACGTGCCTTGTGTAGTAACATCTTTTACACATACTATGCCTAGTAACATAGACTATATAGAGTGTACCCTACAACAGGGCACAACTACCACTACACAGGCTATAGGTGACTTATTACCACAGCAGTTACAGACTGCAGGACTAAGCAGTAGCTCTGTTGTAGGACTAGCAGGCGCCGCAACAACACAGACTGGTGCGGTAGTACAAACACCTACACAAAACACCACAGTAACAACAACAGGCAAACGTGCAAGAATACCTACAAAGTCTGGCATTCAAGTTACACTACAGCCTGTATACAGTAGACGCAATATTGCAGATAAGTTTACCTGGGAAGACTTTAGCAGTGGTGGATTACTTAAAGGCAACGGAGGGTTCTTATAATGTCAGTCACCTATAAAAGAACTAGTCCTTACTTTAACACAAAGAATGTTAATAACAAATATTTAGACATACTTAACTATAGGAAGATTCCTGCATCTCAGGGAGACGTTCAGTATACTATTACTGACACATATAAAAATAGGCCTGATTTACTGGCATATGACTTGTATAAAGATCAAGGATTATGGTGGGTATTCAGTGCTCGCAACCCTAACACACTACGTGATCCTGTTTTTGATTTTCTGTCAGGTACAACGATTTACATTCCTAATAAAGACACAATTAACAAAGCATTGGGACTGTAAACTGTGGCAAAATTTACTACTGACAGAGGAACCAACTTAAATCCTACTCAAATTAAAAACGCTAGGAGCGGTGCAAGTCTGCAGGATCAATTTAAAACAACTGGACAACGAGCTAGAGAGAAAGGTATAGTAGCAAATAGCAACGGTCAGGACGTAGGTAGAAAATTTGACGGTAACTTATTCGGTAGTAACCAAGCAGACGCAGTAGTAGCAACAGAACCTGCAACACAAGCAGGCAGTCCGTTTTTTCTGGCTGGTGGTACAGTATCGCCAGACTTATTCAGCAGTGCTAATGATACCAGCAATTTAGATCCTGCTAGTGGCTTTGACAAGAATAGCAAAGATACTAAGGAAGGTCCTTTAAGCAACATACGTCCTAATCCACTTCACAAGTTTGTAAACTACACCTACAATATACGGCTAGGTGTTATGACACCAGAGATGCTGAACGCATTTACAGACGGTGACTACGAATCCTTAAATCAGAATATTATTTTAGGCACAGGTGGCATACCTGCTGACCAACGAGCTCCTTACTTTGACGTTGACTTTTATATTGATGATATTGAGTTAGAAAGTTTTATTGGCTTGCAACAGGTTACAGGCGGGGCGAATGCCACACAAATTAATTTTACAATTACAGAACCCAGTGGGCTATCATTTTTTAATAGGCTAGTTGCTTGTGCTAACGATTTGGGTATTAGGAACTACATAGATGTTCCCTATTTCTTAAAGATACAGTTTTATGGATATGATGACATAGAAGACAGTAACGAATTTACCAAGACTTCTATTCCGTTTATAGTGCCTATTAAGATGTCAGAGATTAAAAATAGTGTAACTGCGGCAGGTGGTGTTTATAATGTAGAAGCAGTCGCATTTTACGATTCTCCATTGTTTAGCAACGAGTGCCATATTAAGGAAAACTTTAGTGCTAAACCTAAAACACTGGGAGACTTCTTTGACCAACTTACTACAAACTACAATAATTTTTATAAAAACACATCACTAAGTCAACGGGCTGGCGCTAGTGATGCACCTATAGGAGACGAATTTTATCATACAATAAAATTTGAGATAGATGAAGAAATTAGAAAGCAACCTATTAAGTTCAACAAAGAACTAAAAACAGTGGACAAAGCACCTATGGTGCCTACCCCTCAGGGAGGATTCGCTGTTACTGCTAGTGCAGGCTATATAGATGCACAGACTAAGATACCGCCAGATGATATTAGAGTAGATTTTGCAAACGGTACTAACATTATACAAATGATTAACGATGTAATTATTCAACAAAGTAATTACATCAAGTCTCAGAAACTAAATCCCGAAGAGGTTAAAAGAGTTGAGAATCTTGACGATGTAGAAAAACAAACACAAGAACTTGAGAGATTGTCAGCACAACTAGAAAAACCACTTAAATGGTTTAGGATTAGAACAAAGAAGAAATACAAACAGTATAATAAGGCACTTGGGCAGTATGCCAGAGAAAATATATTTGTTATTAAACCTTATGAGGTATACAACAGAACTATTCCTGATTATCCTGGTTGGGGAGAACTTAGGCCAGTTAAAAAATACGACTATATCTTTACTGGAGAAAACAACGACGTATTAAACTTTAACATACAGTTTGATATGGTATACTATCAGGGGATTTTAGGTAACCCTGATAAAAGCAAGCAAGGGTCAGGTGAAACAACTAAGACGGGTAAGCAAAGAGAAGAGTTTACTAAAACATCTGCCGGAGATAACGAACAACAAGGTGGTATTCAGCCTGCACAGGGAGAACCGGTACCAGCAAGTATTAGATACGGTCAAGGCACTGATGATGCCAATTACCAAGCTCAGTCTGATGAGATACTACAACAAAACTTATATACTAATCAGACTGGAGACATGGTGGAAGTCACACTAGACATTATAGGTGATCCAGATTTTTTAGTTGGGTATAATGAAGAGGATATTGCAGGTGACGATAACATTAACATACTAAACAGCGCAGAAGAGATTAATTGTTATGTAAGTTATAAAACACCTCAAGACTTCGACGAGAATACAGGCATGTTAGTTACACCCGACAACCCAATTTATTTCGACAGTGCCTTTAGTGGTGTATATAAAATAATCAGTGTACAAAGCTCGTTTAAAGGAGGCAGTTTTACGCAACAACTAACTCTCGTAAGGTTGTTTAACCAACCTGGACTTTATACAAAACCACGTAGAAAAGTCGAAGAGGAAAAAATAGGTGGTACCACACAGGGATCACTTAGTAGTATGTCATCAGGCAGCTCAGTGTTTACAGGTTTGGCTGCACACAGCACACAAGAACCTGCAAGTAGTAAAAACGCACCTGATGAGCCAGTTATTGTGGACAATGCAACCAGTCTAGGCAACACACCTAACATAGCACAGAGCAACGGCTCCAGTGTGTTTGCTGGACTAGCCGCTAGTAACAGTTCACAGCCTGCAACAAACACCGCAGGTGCTGGACAAACACCATTGAGCGAAGGACAAAAACGAGCAATTCAACAAGGAAACTTTCAAGCAGGGCTTAGATAATGGCTGATAATACCAAAAAATTTGCAAGTATTAAAAATCTACAAGAAGTTAATAGTGGGGACCTGATAAGTGCTGGTCCCTGGATAGGCGTAGTTAAGAACAATGTTGACTACACACGTAACGGTAGACTACAAGTCTACATTCCTACATTAGGTAACCTGGATCCTGATGATCCACAAGGGTGGGTAATTTGTAATTACCTTAGTCCTTTTATGGGAAGTACAAATATGAATAATGCTAACCCAGGTAAGGGTTTTGATACTGTTCAGCAGAGCTATGGATTTTGGATGGTGCCACCTGACGTGGGTGTTCGTGTTCTTGTTATATTTGCAGAACATGATATGAACAAAGCATACTGGATAGGATGTATTGCTGAGCCGCTAAAAAATAGCATGGTACCCAGCATAGGATCAAGAGCATATAATGATGCATCTGGTAGTGTTATTAATTTTGGTTCTGATTTTCAGAACGCAGAAACAATAACAGCAGTACAGGAAAGTTTAGAATATTGGTTCACAGAAAACCCCGGCGATACGTCAGGAATACGGTTTCCTACCAGTGAGGTACAATTTAAAACCACAACAGATGCAGATGGTAATCCTATAAAAGGAGTATCACCTGAGGAATATTACATATCTCCTCGTGCAATCCATGAAGACCTATATAAACAGTTTGTAGTACAAGGTGTACAGAATGACAAAGACCGTGGGCCTATATCAAGTAGCGCACAACGTGAGACACCAAGTCAGGTATTCGGCTTTAGTACTCCGGGGAGACTGCGTAACGACATAGCCACAGACGCAGGACTGGCTACTAAAGTAAAAGCAGGAACAGCAACACAGGAAGACGTTAAGTCCTACGTAAACAACGGTGACAAACCAAGACGTGGCGGACATAGTTTGACTATGGACGACGGTAATGTAGTAGGTGAAAATAATCTTATACGTCTTAGAACAAGTCGTGGTCATCAGATAACAATGCATGACACTGAAGAATTTATACACATTCAGCATGCAAACGGATTAGCCTGGGTAGAGATAGATGCTAAAGGACAGATATCAATATTCAGTAACAATAGTCTTAATATTAGAACAGCGTTTGACTTAAACTTACGTGCAGATAGAGATATTAATATAGAAGCAGGTAATGACGTAAAAATACGTGGCAAGAAAAACATTAAGGCAGAAACAGACGATCTCTACATTAAGTCCTTTAAGAACACTAGGATGCATCAGGGAGAAGACCTAACAGTTTTAACTGACGGTGGTATAGCAATTAACAGTAATGCAACCAGTGGTTGGAATGTAGACGGCGGCAGCCTAAACTTAGAAGGTGGCGAAATAATTTATCTTAATGATCCGTCTGGCAAAGTTGCTACCAGCCCTGAAGTAGAAGAGATACACAAAGACAAATATACTGATGTTAAGAATGACGGTGGAGTTATCTGGAAAGAAACAACTGCACCAGAAGATGAGATAGACAGTATACTAGAATGGATACCTACACACGAACCTTACCCACGTAGAATTAAGCCTAAGAATCCTGAACAGATAGCGGCGTTTTATAGGAACCTACTATAATGAATATAGAAAAACTCATGGGAGACTTGAGCACCAACATGAAAGTTAAAGGTGCTGAACTTAATAAAATAATGGCTGGTACTAAGACACCACAGGAAGCGGCGTCTAAACTTACATCTGCATTTCCTGGCGCCTCTAAAGGCATGCTAGATGCTTTTGATAAGTTACCTGGCGGGAGCCTAGAAGGAGGACTAGACAGTCTAAAACTACAATCTGACCAAGCACTGTCAGGCTTAAGTGACAAATTTAGTGGACAACTTGATGAAGGTCTGCCTAAGATAGAGGCATTAATGACAGAAGAAAATATTAATGCATCCTTTACTAAAATTAACAATATCATGAAGGATCCAGAGACTCAGAAGAAAATAGAAGAAGGTATTAGCAAAATTAAAAACCTTGAAGGTTTAGACACAATTAAAAACAAACTCACAGCGGCTTCGGCTACGGCGGCTGAAAAGTTTCAGTCTTTCGCTGAAGGTGCAGAGTTTGATCAGTTAGAAAATTTGTTTAAAGAATCTGCTATTGACTTAAACATTGAAGAGGCAGCCACAAAGGCACAGTTAGCACTAGACAAAGCATTTAAAGAAGGTGGGTTACAAGAGATAGGCGGCCTTAACAAAGAACAACTAGATGGTCTTACAACACAAATGGGAAAGTTTAACAGTGACTTTGCTTCTGGCAGATTCACACAAGACATAGATGGGGCATTAGGCAAGTTTAAGATGGATCCACAAATGCTAGAGTCTGCAGGCATGTTACAAAAAGGCCTGGGAGACAAGTTTCGATCAGGAGCATTAAGCGCAAGTAGCATTGTTAATAATCCAAGTAGTTGGGTGGGCGGAACCAAGCCATCAAGTAAAGCGGCATTTTTAGGAAACCCTAAAGCGCAAGAAATGGGATTTAAAACAGGACTTAACAATTACTACAATCAAATGAAAGCCAACGGTGGAATTAAAGCCGGAGACAATGCACGTAACCAAGGCGCAATGTTGGCTATATCTAGTAAGTTAGGCCCTGCGGCAGCCAAACAGTATAGACAGGGCAATTACCAAGCAATAGGACAAGAACTATTAAACACTGCTGATAAGTTAGCAAAAAACGGCGCATACGGTGTTAGTATATTAGGAGCGAGAAGATGAGTACATACCGAGGTTTTAGCACAGTAAACAATACTAAAAAGACACGTCTAGTGGACTTTGAGCTTGCTAAACAAGACTTAATAAATCACTTTCACATTAAGAAAGGTGAAAAGTTACATAACCCTGACTTTGGCAGTAACCTTTGGAGCATAGTATTTGATCCATTGACCACTGCAACTAAGCAGGCAATTATAGAAGATATAAATGCCGTAGCAAGTTATGATCCTCGTATTTCTGTAACGTCTGTAAATGTCGTAGAATACGAGCAAGGAGTACAAGTTGAACTAGATTTAGAGTACGTTAAAGAGGATTTAACCAGCTCATTAAAGTTACAATTTGACCAAGATTCACAGTCACTGACTGTGACAGGCTAATAAAAGTAGCAGTTTTTAAACACAATAAATACTACAAGGTATACAAATTATGGCGATAAATGAACGACAAGTAGGGCTTTTAGCCGCAGAAGACTGGCAAAAAGTCTATCAAAGTTTCAGGGAGGCAGACTTCCAGAGTTATGACTTTGCGACTCTTCGCAAGGCAATGCTGGACTATCTGCAACTATATTATCCTGAAGACTTCAATGACTTTACAGAGTCTAGTGAGTATATCGCCCTCATAGATTTAATAGCATTCATGGGGCAAAACTTAGCGTTTAGGGCAGACCTAAACACCCGTGAAAACTTTATTGATACAGCAGAACGTAGAGACAGTATCCTACGTCTAGCAAGACTAGTTAGTTATAGTCCTAAGCGTAGTATCCCTGCTTCAGGCTTTTTAAAACTACAGAGTGTAACAACAACAGAAACACTCAAGGACAGCACTGGTAAAGGCCTATCAAACACAGTAATAAATTTTAATGATGTTTCAAATCCAGACTGGGAAGAGCAGTGGAATACAATTTTAAATGCCGCAATGGTTACCGGTCAGAAAGTTGGTAAACCAGGAAACACACAAGTTTTAAACAGTATTACACACCAGGAATACACACTAAGAATTAACAGTTCTGCTGTTCCTGTATTCCCATTTCAGAAATTAGTAGACGGCATAACAACAAATTTTGAACTAGTAAGTCCTACAACTGCTAATCAGCAGTATGTATATGAAGAAAATGTAGATCCTGACGGCACTTTCCAGATACTCTACAAAAATGACAACCTTGGTAACACTAGTAACAATACAGGATACTTCTTTTACTTTAAACAAGGTGCGTTAAGTAGTATTGATTTAAACTTTGAGGAAAGTTTATCTAATAGAGTAGCCAATATTAACGTTAGCAACATTAACAATACTGACATTTGGTTATACAGTTTAGATGACACTGGCACAGAACAAGATCTCTGGACACAAGTACCTAGCGTAAGTAACGCCAATGTAATTTATGGTTCCGACACCAGTCAGAGCCGTAAGGCATTTCAGGCAACCACAAGACAAAATGATCAGATTAACTTAGTGTTTGGTGATGGTGCCTTTAGTGAAATACCACAAGGCAACTTTAGACTTTACTACAGAGTCTCAAACGGTTTAACATATCAGATTACACCTAGCGACATGCAGGACCTAACGTTTACTATAGGTTACCTTAGCAAACGTGGTAGACAAGAAACACTTACAGTTGTTGCAAGTTTAGAGTACACAGTTACTAATGCAACTGCAAGAGAGACTGCTGACGATATTAGACTTAAAGCACCACAACAGTATTATACACAGAACAGAATGGTTAATGGTGAAGATTATAATATCTTCCCATTTACAAGTTTCAGTGACTTAGTTAAAGTTAAGGCAGTAAACAGATCAGCATCAGGTATTAGTAGATTCCTAGATGTAGCAGACACCTCAGGCAGATACAGTAGCACAAATATATTTTGTGAAGACGGCATAATCTACAACAGAGAAAATAATAAAACATTTACGTTTGACTTTGTTACAGATGCAGACATATTAAATGTTATCACTAACCAGGTTAACCCTGCTTTAGCTGAACGTGAAACATTACACTTTTACTATGACCAGTTTAATAGATTTACGTTCCCTAGCCTCTTTTGGAACCAAAGTACAGTAGCAACTAATAGTAGTACAGGATACTTTATGAACTCAAGTGGTGATCCTCAGACTATAGGTAGTTTTGTAGGAGATAACAGAAAGTATCTCACTGAAAATAGTTTAGTTAAATTTGATGCTCCTAGTGGCAAATACTTTACAGCAGGTAACTTGTTAAAAACAGGTACACCAAGTTTGCCTGGAGAGCGCACAACAATATGGTCTACTATTAATGATGTTGTTACAGATGGTACTAACGGCGGACTAGGTAACTTAGAAAACGGTAACGGTCCAGTAACACTAAATGATATTGTGCCTACTGATGCAGAAATGGCACAGATTATACCTACATACAATAACACTATAAGTTCAACTGTACAAAATAGTATGATCGAACTTATTAAAGTTTACGATGAGTTTGGTATAGGTTATGACCAAGCAACACGTGAGTGGTATGTTATCGCTGATGCTGATTTGGACTTAACCAGTGACTTCAGTTTAACATACGCAAAGAACACAACAAGTAGTAACTTAGATGCAAGTTGGATGATGCACTTTAAAGCAACCAGCCAGGTGTATACAGTTACATACAGAAACTTAGAATACATCTATGAGTCACAAAGTGAAACTAACTTTTACTTTGATGACACAGTAAAGATTTATGATACTAGAGTAGGGCGTGTTGTTAGAGATAACATTAAAGTTTTAAAGACTAACAACAAGCCAGACAGTAATGATCCATTTACCATAGACACTAACTTACAAGTTTATAAGAGTGTTGTAGAGAGTGATGGTTACATTAATACAAAGAGAGTTCGAGTAAGTTTCACTGACAGAGACGACGACGGAATTGCAGACGATCCAGACTTCTTTGAAACTATCGTTGCTCCTGATGTTAATGCAAATAGTAAATTAGTGTTCTTTAAACCTGTTACAGATCAGTACAGTTTTAATGACAAGAGCCCACTAACAGCAGGTGCAGTAATTACAGACTTTGCAAATATAGATGAAATAGAAGCAAATAAAAACGACTATCCTAACGGACAAATATTTTATGCTACAACATCAAAGTTGTTCTATCAGATAAGTGTGGTTAGCAACGTAAAAGTAGTAAACGCATTATCTGGATACACATACAATACAGGTAGACAAAGTTTATACTTCCAGTACAGACATAACGCACCAGGATATAAGCGTATTGATCCTAGCCCAAGCAATATTATTGACTTGTTCTTGTTACCCAATGAATACAATGACAACTTTAGGCTTTGGGCGGCTGATACTACAGGCAAACTTACTGAACCTGCTCGACCTACTAGTGAGGCACTTAGACTGAACTACGCTAGTTTAGAAAACAGCAAGAGCATAAGTGATACGTTAATCTTTAACAGCGCAAGGTTCAAACCATTATTTGGTAGCAAGGCAGAAAACGGTTTACGTGCAACATTCAAGGTTGTTAAGAATCCTAACGTAAACGTTAGTGACAGTGAGATTCGTGTGCAAGTCGTTACAGCACTTAACCAGTATTTCTCACTTGAGAACTGGGACTTTGGTGAAACATTCTACTTTAGTGAACTTAGTGCGTACTTACATGCAGAGCTCGTACCTAATGTAGCAAGTATTGTTATTGTACCAGACAACAGCACATACGGTAACTTACAACAAATCACATGTAACGCAGACGAGATTTTTATTAGTGTGGCAACTGTAGATCAAGTAGCAGTTGTGCCTAGTCTTACAGCAACAAATTTAAAGTTAGGTTAATAAATGGCAGTCAGAACATTAGATCTTTTACCAGCAGTATTTAGGACTAGCAAAAACCAAAAGTTCTTAAATGCTACACTGGAGCAGGCAACCACAGACACGGACCTTAAGCGTCTTAATGGTTTTGTGGGTAGAAAGTTTACTCCTACTATCCGTTCTACAGACAACTACATTCCTGAAATACAGGATGATAGACAAAATTACCAACTAGAACCCAGTACAGTAGTAAAAAACGATGCTGGTGAAGTAACATTCGCAAACAACTATATCGATCTACTACAATCAATCGGATACAATACTGGCGTAACTAACAATCACGATAGATTGTTTAGTGCAGAGGCATATACGTATACTGGCGAAATAGACTTAGACAAGTTTGTTAACTTTGCGCAGTACTACTGGTTGCCTAGTGGTCCCGACGCAGTAGACATTACAACTAGACAAGTTCCTGTTCAAGAAGATTATAGAATTACTAGAGATACACAAATTAGTGAGTATGCATTTGCTGACTCAGGAGATTTGCCAACAAGTATAGGTATCACTGGTAATCCTACAATATATCTTGCACGTGGTGGCAGTTATACATTCAGTGTTAATCAGACAGGTAACCCTTTCTGGATACAGACAGAATTAGGTCTGACAGGCAATAGACTTAATCAAGTTAACATCAGTAGCAGAGAAATATTAGGTGTTGAAAACAACGGGGAAGATGGCGGCACTGTGACATTTAATGTGCCACAGAAAACTGCACAGAACTTCTACTTGAATATGAACAAGTTGCGTAATGTAGATCTCGCAACTGACGTAAATTTTAACGAACTTAATAACCAACTACTAAGCACAGTTTTAGACAAGTTGGGAGGTATAGATGGTCAGCGTAATCTAGCAGACAAAACAGTTATCTTTACTAGCCTAGATGGTTGGTTGTTCGGCGGCGTCTATGACTTAGACGGTGCAAACTATGATATTGAAGACTTTGATGCAGGCTACGAACCAACAGACGCCGAGAAGTGGGGTGTTTGGCGCATAGTACTTAAAGGTAATCCTGAAAATCCTATCGTAACGTTTGAGCCACTTGAGGAAATCCCTGTAAACAATAAAGTGTTGGTATTGGAAGGTACTGACAACGGTAATAAAGAGTTTTACAAAGCAAGTTCAGGATATCTAGAAGAGATACCTGTAATTACAGCGATATTAGATACATTATACTATCAGGATGGCACAGACGCAGAGCGTTATGGCACAATTAAGATTGTAGAACCAGAAGCCGCAGAGAACATTAACGTTGAAGTAGACATATTAGGCAAAACAAATTACACCAGTACACAAGGTGTTGTGTTTACAAATGGATTAAAGGTACGATTTGATGGCGGAGTATTACCTGAAGAATATCGTAACAAATCATATTATGTTGAAGGTGTAGGAACAGCAATTACACTGACAGACGTATCGTTACTTGTCACTCCTGAAACATTTACTGTAGACCAGAGTGTTGGTTACGACATAGAGTTGTATGACTCAACAGGTTACGAAGCAACCAGTAATGCACCTACTACACAAGACTACATTGTAAGTCAACGTGATAGTTTAGATGGCAATGCATGGGCACGTGGTAACAGATGGTTCCACATTGACGTCATTAATGCTACTGGCGTATATAACAACTTTACTCCTGTTATTGACCAGACAAAGCGTGGTAAGCGTCCTATTATAGAATTTAATCCTAACTTACAGTTATATAACTTTGGCAGAATTGCAAAGTTGCCTGTTGACATTATTGACGACATAACTACAGATGCATTTTCAAATGTTGAGGGTGTTGCGTCTTATAAATCAGATGGCATAAACCTTGCTAACGGTCATAGGATCATTTTCACAGCAGATACAGATGACAACGTAAGAAATAAAATTTACACTGTAGAACTTGTTGATCCCGATAATGTTGGAACACTACAAATACATCTAAGTCCGGCGACTGATTCTGAAGTTTTAACTAATGAATCAGTAGTAGCAAAACTAGGAAATCAAAATCAAGGCAAGCAATTCTGGTACAATGGAACTGTATGGACTAGTGGACAACAGAAAACAGGTGTAAATCAGGAACCATTATACGATGTATTTGATGCCAGTGGTAATAGTTTTGGTAATAGCTCAGCATATCCTGGCACTACATTCAAGGGCACAAAGATATTTTCCTATAAGAAAGGTACAGGCACATTAGATAGCGTGTTAGGCTTTGCGTTAAGTTATAGAAACTTACAGAGTGTGGGAGATATTTTATACAATAATAATTTTACTACAGATACTTTTAGAACAACTGCAAAAACTAGTAACAATGTAGATTCTGGATCGTTGCATAGAAATAGCTCTCTTACAGCGTATACACTTGCCAACACTTGGGAAAAAACCATTACAGATACTAGGCAGTTCCAAGTATACAGTTATCCTTACACAGGGTCTAATCAATTTTTATACCCTGAAAACGAATTATCTGATCTTCAACGTAGAACACTGAAAGTATACGTTGGTAGTACACTATTAAATTCTAGTCAGTATGAAAAGGTAACTGTAAACAATAAGCAAAATATTCAGATAAGCACAAGCATAGATTTAACAGACAAGACTATAACTATTCTTACATTAAACAACAATGTGCTAGCCGATACGTTCTATCAGATACCTTCCAACCTAGACAACAATAGTCTTAATGGAACCTTTGATGTTGTAACACTTGGACAGTTGAGAAATCACTTCCAGGCAAGTTTTGAAAATGCTGTAGGAACTACGGGGGTATTTCCAGGCACCAACAACTCACGTGACTTGAACATACAACAAAGTCAAGGAACGATTCTGCAACACACAAGTGGCATACCTTATGCTATGTTGTTCATGGGAAGCGACATTGCAAATTTCTTTGATGCATTAGACCATGCAAACAGAGAGTATAACAATTTTAAACACAAGTTTATAGAAACAGCATTTACCCTAGAGGGTATAGAGTACTTGTCAACAGACGCCGCTGTGGATGCGATACTTGCTCATATCAACGAAGCAAAAACAGATACTTTCCCGTGGTTTTACTCAGACATGATACCTAATGGTAGTTCATATATTGAGAACTCAGAAACATGGTACGCAGGTAACAGTAAGTCCTACAAATTGGTCACACCAAACGCAATGAACACTCCAAGTCAGACTGGTGTGTTAGTGTTTAACAACAGTACACTTTTATTAAAAGATAAAGATTATACTATAAGTTCTGACGGCCTATTTGTTGAATTGACAACTGACTTCACTCCTGTAGCAGGCGATGTTATAAAAATTAGAGAATATTCTAGTACTTCAGGTAGTTTCCTACCTGAAACGCCTACTAAAATGGGAATGTATCCAAGTTATCAGCCAAGATTACTAACAGATAGCACATACGGAACGTCAACTACATTTATAATAGGACATGACGGTAGTCGTGTGCCTAGTTTTGGCGACGCCCGTGATGATCTCTTACTAGAAGTAGAAAAAAGAATTTATAATAACATTAAAACAGTCTACGACAAGGACAAGTTGGACTTACATGATGTATTACCAGGACAGTTTAGAACTACAGACTACACTAGACAGGAATGTTTACAGATTCTCGGAGGAGAGTTTGCACGTTGGGCTGGAAACAATGTTATTGATTATGCAAAACAAGACTTTTTCAATAACAGCAACCCGTTCACTTACAACTGGAGCAAAAGTTCTAGTGCTGTAGACGGTGCATTACTACCAGGCTACTGGCGTGGAGTTTACAGACACTACTACGACACAGATACACCGCACTTAACACCTTGGGAATGTTTAGGACTAGCAGAAGAACCAAGTTGGTGGGCAGACGCATACGGTACTGCTCCGTTCTCAGCAGGTAACTTAGTGTTATGGGACGACTTAGAAGCAGGTTACATTAAAGAGCCTGGTAACGAGCGATACGATGCACGTTATAAGAGACCAGGTGTAACCAAGTACATACCTATCAATGTTTACGGTGAATTAAGAGCTCCCAACGAGTTCTTAGTAAAGAGTTTTGCTGGTACATACATTGAAGGTGAATATGTAATAGGTGATGAAGCACCTGCTGAAACTGCTTGGATTAAGAGCAGTTATTATCCATTTGCAGTACAAAAATTACTAGCACTAACTAAGCCTGCCACATATTTTGGACTATTTGCGAGAACAAACAACTACCAAAAGTCTGCATCATTAGGACAGTATGTTCTATCTGAAAATAACAGACGTTTAACACCGTCAGTTGTTAAAGTAAACGGTGGACTAGAAGGCACAACCAGACAGTACGTAGCTAGTTATGTTAACTGGATATCAGACAGGATGCGTAGTTTTGGTGTAGACCCAAGCATTACACTAAGAAAGATGTTGGATAATTTAAGCATACAACTTTCTTACAAAATGGGCGGTTTTACAGATAAGAATTATCTAAAAGTCTTAGCAGAACAGAGTAGTCCGTCTAGCACAACAGATAGTGTCTTTATACCAGATGAGGATTACACGCTTTTCCTACAAAAGTCCAATACTATTAACAGATTAAGTTATAGTGCTGTGGTAATAGAAAAAACTTCTAGCGGTTATAAAGTAGAAGGTTATGACACAGACTTCCCATTCTTTAGGGTAGTACCCAGTCGTGATACAGGTGCACCATCAACACTTACAATCTTTGATGAAACTGTAAATGTATTTGATGACTTTTTCCCTGTGTTTGAGACTATCCCTTACGGCAAAACGTTTGGAACAAAACAGGAAGTAACTGACTTCCTATTAGCGTATGGTAGATATTTACAAGCAGTTGGTTTTGTATTCCAGGCAAAAGTAGGTACATTAGGACAAACAAAGACTTGGTTGATGAGTGCTCAAGAGTTTATGGTATGGGCACAGCAAGGTTGGGGAGACGGTAACTTAATTGTTTTAGCACCAAGTTTTGACCAACTTGATATTGTACTAGAAAACGGAACTATAAACAATGTATCTGCCGCTTACAGAGGTAGCAGAGTACTAGATCAAAACTATAACATAATACCTACCAAAGAGTTAGAAATAGATAGAATAGATAATAGCATTGCTATACGTAGCTCTAACAATAAAACAATTGCATTAGCGGTATTGGATACTGTAGAATTTGAGCATACGCTTATCCCTAACAACACCACAGTGTTTAACGATGTTATATACCAACCTGAACTAGGTAATAGACAGGGACGTATCAAACTTGTAGGATTTAAGAGCAATAACTGGGACGGTACTTTAACACCTGGTGGCTTTATCCTAAACCAGGACAATATACAGGTTTGGAATGCAGGCAATGACTATAGAAAAGGCACGCTTGTTAAATTTAAACAACGTTACTATAGTGCTATTGCTAATACTCCTGCTTCAACATCTTTTAACACTAAAGACTGGAAAGAAGTTGACTATGATTCTATTAAGAAAGGATTATTGCCTAACTTTGCAAACACTGCCGCCGCTATAGAAACATACTACGACATAGATGATATTAATTTAGAAAGCGACAGAGACACATTTAGTAAGAGCTTGATTGGCTATAAAAATAGATCATACCTTAATGACCTAGGCATAGAAGATTCTAGTCAGATTAAATTTTATCAGGGGTTTATTCAAGAAAAAGGTACAATTAATTCAGTTAATGCACTAGTTAAAGCAAACCTTAATAATTTAAATCCTGAACTGAACGTATATGAAGAGTGGGCGTTCAGAACTGGTAGTTATGGCGTATTAGATAGAAATCAGGTTATTGAGATAGAAACAAACGATGACACATATTCTAATACTACTACCACAGTAAAGTTGTTAAGCCAGGTAGACTCCACACCTACAGACATTGTAAGTGTTCCGTTTACTGGTGTTTATAGAAAGCCTGCGGCATACGATGCAACACCTTTTATATACAGAAGTTATGACACTGATCTTAATAAAGATATAGCACAGGCTGGATTCCCTAGAGTAGATGATATTAACCACACTATATTTGACATCACTGATATCGCTACAGCAGCCGAGGATGTAGAACTGTTTGGAGTAGGACAGGAGGTATGGGTAGCCAAAGACTGGAACGGTAGTTGGAATGTCTACAGAATTTCCGAAACAAATACAACAGTGGTAAAATTAACAAACGTTACTAATAACTTTATGAAAGTTACGTGTAACCTACCGCATAGACTTGTTAAAAATGACGTTGCAGTTGTTAAAGATTTCGACTTTAAGTTTGATGCCACATACAGAGTGCATCAGGTAATAAACGAATATGAGTTTACAGTAAAGTCTACATCTGTCAGAATGAATTTACTGATAGATCCTGACACAGGCGCACCTGGCACAGTAGAAGGGTCAGGTAATTTATACAAGTTCGTCAGTGTTAGATACAAATACCCAAGTAATGTTGCGGCGGCAGAGCCACTAAACAGATGGAAAGTAGGCGACAAAGTCTTTGTTGATGAGTACAACACTGACGGTGACTGGCAAGTATTAGAAAAAACAGAACCTTGGTCAAATAACAAGAAGAACACTTGGTCAAGTGGTAGTGCAGATGACTTGTTTGGTAAGAGTGTAATGATAGGACATAGTGCTACTTGGGCGGCAATAGGCGCACCAGGTGAAAGCACTGGTAAGGTATTGTTGCATGACATTAATAGTTTAAATGATTTAGAATATGCAGAAACATTAGATGAAATCGTAGGAGTCTCTACAGACATTAACGACGACTTTGGTAGTAGCCTAGCAACAGGACAGTTAAGTTTTAACTACGATGGTTCGACAGTAATTAGCGACGAGTATCTAGCAGTTGGCGCACCTGCTACTAATAGTAACAGAGGCGGGGTATTCATTTATAGATTACGTGATAATACTTGGTCATTAAACCAATATATTCCGCCACCATACAGCGCAAGTGCTGGAGCAGAATTCGGTAAGGCAGTAGCAATTAGTAAAGATGCTAAATGGTTGTACATTGGTGCACCAGGTGATGATAGAGTAGAAGCATTTGGATTAGATGTTGCTCTCGAAGAAAAAACAGTAACTGTAGAAGGCGACGGTAGTACTACAACTTATGCTTTAGGATTTACTCCTAAGAGCTTAACAAGTATACTTGTTAAAGATTCTACTAAAGTCTACAGACATACGACAGACTACACAATTAGTGGTAGTGATATAACATTTGGTACAGCACCTAGTGTCGACGTTACAGTAAGCGAAAACTTCTACTACAAATCAGAAGCATCACTTACAGCAAGTGATGGAGACTCAGGAGATCAGTTTGGTGCAAGTGTTTGGACAAGTACAGATGGTACACAGGTTGTTGTTGGTGCTCCAAGACATGACAACGCAGGCGATGACAGTGTTATAGATTCAGGTGCCGCTTACTTGTTTGATAGAACAGTAGAAGCATTTGAAGGCGATGGTAGCACAACAGCATTTACTACTCAGCGCACACTGGATGCAGATGTAAACAAAGTCACAGTTAACGGTGTATTACAAGATGTACGTAAAGGCAGTGATGCATACTGGGATTACTCTGTATCAGGCACAACACTAACATTTAACACAGCACCAGCATCAAGTGCAATTATTAAGTGTGATACAAACACATTTATACAAATGCAAAAGATGGCAGAACAAACTGCTAACACACGTGGCGTAGGCAACGAGTTTGCAAAGAGTGTGCTAATTTGTCCTACTGATTGTTCTATATACATTGGTAACCCAAGTGATGATCCTAGAGAACTACGTAACTCAGGTAGTGTTGATCGTTATGTTAACCAAGGTAGAATATTTGGTACAATTACAAGTACAGAAACTAATCCTACAGTTACAATAGGACACAGTATTAGAATTAATGATTTTGAGATTGTATTCACAGGGACTGCTGTAGATGATGTTAAGACAGACATTAATAATGCAGGCATTGCTGGCGTTACGGCAACTGTTACTAGTGGCGTATTAACGATAACAAGTACAAGTACAATCGAGTTACAAAAACTTAAAGTCCTTCCTGGTTTAGGAACAGGATTAAGTGACTTGGGGTTAGACGTATTTGCCTACACACAAACGATATTGGCACCTAAGGGAAGAACTAACAGTAACTTTGGTGATACACTAGCAATAAGTGATGATGCACAAACATTATTTGTTGGCGCACCTAATTGCACAATGCGTATCAACATGCGTTTTGATGTAGATGCTGTAGACGATTTACCAGACACAACATTCGACGTAGATAGTACATCTTTCTTTGATACCAATCCTAAGTCAGGTGCCGCTTATGTATTTGAATACTTAGGCAATCCTACTGGTGATGTAGCAACACCTGGACAATTTGATTTTATACAAGAGTTGGAAGTAAGTAGTGCAACTGATGACATGGCCGAAGAAGACAGATTCGGTGTTAGCATTAGCACACGAGGCACATACACAGTAGTTGGCGCAGAGAAAGATGACGAACAAGGCACTGATGCAGGTGCAGTATATGACTTTGACAGTACCGGAGTAAAAGGTTGGAAAGTATTGAGATCCAAAACTCCACAGATAGAGGCAAATGCTATAAACAAAGCATATCTATTCGATAAAGTTTCTAAAGAAATAAAAACTTACTTAGACATCTATGATCCAGCAAAAGGCAAATTTATAGGTGCCGCCAGCCAGGAGCTAGACTATATTGCAGAAGTTGATCCAGCAAATTACGACCAGTCTGAATGGTTAACAGAATATAAAGGCAAGTACTGGTGGGATACTAGTACTGTAAGGTACATAGACTACGAACAGGGTAACTATCTCTATAAGAGTAACAACTGGGGGACTTACTTCCCAGGCAGTTCTTTCGACGTTTACGAATGGGTAGAGACAGATGTCTTACCAAGTGACTATGTAGCGGCTGGTTATAATGGAGTACCTAGAGACCAAAATGACTTGTTCTTCGTAGAGAAAAACATAACTAACATAAGCACAGGCACTCCAGTAACATTATATTATTATTGGGTAGGTGGTAGAACAACTACAGATAATATTAAAAAGAGACTAACAGTTAGTCAAATATCTACAATGTTACAAGATCCTAAAGATCAGGGCATTGCACATTTAAATGTTATGGATAGCAATCTATTGTCGCTGGTTAACTGCCAAAAATATATAGATGGTTCTAATACAATTCTTGCAGTTAACTATGATACAGAATATAACGAAGCGTTGTTACATAACGAATACCAACTAGTACAAGAGAATAAAAAAGACGCAGAACTACCTGCTAATATTCTTTCTAAACTTTATGATAGTTTATGTGGAGAAGATGCATACGGCAATGCTGTGCCTCAGGCAGGGTTGATACAAACAGAACGCTATGGTATAGATATTAGACCTCGACAAACAATGTTTGAGAACAGAGGAAATGCGTTAGAAACCTTCTTTAAGTATGTTAACACAGTGATGGCTAAGAATCAGATTGCAGAATCTAGAGACTTATCTAAATTAGAACTTAAAGAGGAAGCACCAACACAAGCGGCAGGCGGCTGGACAGAAAGTTTAAACTCATACGCAGAGCTACTATTCTTAGACACTGACTTATTCTCAGACGGATACAAGGTACTTGTATTAGCAGACGAACAAAATAACTCAGGTGGTTGGTCATTGTACGAACTAGATGTAGTAGATTCCAGCACCAGAGTGTGGTTACAGATAGATAAACAGTCGTTTAATACAACAGCATTATGGTCTTACGTAGATTGGTATGCAACTGACTTTGATAGTTCAACTATTGCAGATTATAGTGTGGCAGATAGAAATGCTGTAGAAGCGTTGTCACTGGCAGAAGGTAACATTGTTAGAGTTGCCAACAGAGGTAATGGTCTATTTGAAATATTGAGAGTAAAATCAGACCTAACAACAGAAGTTGTTGGATTAGAAGACGGCACAATTGAATTTAGTAGTACAATCTGGACTACAGTACAATCTGGATACTGGGACGATTATAACATTTTTGCTACTGGCACACAGGCTGGCATACAAGAAGTTGGTGTTAATATCAATACTGTATGGGGTGTGGGAAATGCAGATGCAGGCTATGGTCAGACAAATGTTATTGAACCCAAAGATGAAGACAGTGAACCAAGTACTGAAGAATGGAATGCATTAGTTGGTATTATAACTTCTATAGGCAATCATCAGAATACGTCTTTAATTACTGTGGATACTAGCGATATAGAAACAGAACTTGATAACATATCAACAAATATCACAAATGTACACACAAATAGACTAACCGCTAGAGCGACTAATACAGGAGCCGCTAAAAATATTGATTCTACCGGCGACTGGTCAGAAAGTGCAACACAGGAGATAAGAGTAACATTTAGTGACCCTGATAAAACAAGATACTTCTTTAACGCAGGCGGCAATATTACATTGACACCTGACGTAACAGGTTACACTGATGATGCCAAGGCACGTAGTTGGGATGCTCTAACACAGATGTGTGGTACAATTAAGTTTGGATCACAAGGCACTACAGTATCAGGAGATAGCACAAGTGCAACAGTAACAGAAACGCACACAAGTAGTGCAAGTACTGTAGCAAGTAGTATTGGATACTATGACCTAACAGCAGTCGATCAGTTAATCTTTACAAAGACACTTACTACTGCTGGAAGTCCGTATATTTCAACAACAGCAAATAATGTTAAGATTTATGCAAAGTCCAGTGGTGCTACTGGAGACAACGGTGACAACGGAGTGATAATTACATTTACAGTTGTATATTCTGATGCATCAGATGACTCTGCATTGGCAGCCGCAGACACAATGGACGGAACTGTAAGAACTATAGTTACAACGTACGAACCAAGCGCAACTTATATTAGCAAGACATGGGCAGTACCTGCAATAACACTGCACAGTAAGACACATGAATAAAGGGAAGTGAATGGCACTTAACGCAACAGAGATTAGAAATATCTTAAATGCTTTAAAAGATGATATTTTTATTAAAGACTTAAGTATAGAACAACGTAACTCGTTCTTTGTTCTGATAAGACACATATTGTCAGAACAAACTTCTGTTGACTATGCATTTAAAACTTCACTGCTAACAATATTTCATAAGTTACGTGACTTGGATCAGAATCCAAGTTTCCAACGTGATAACCAAACTTATCTTCAAAAATACATTGAAGAGGTTAAACCTTATCACAGTAAAATTAGAGAGTACATTTTTAACTACACCAAACTAGACGATAGTCCTATAGGAAATTCAGACTTTGACTTACCAGCCTACTATGATACAAGTGTAAACAGGTTTAGAAGTCCTAGTGGAGAATTCCAAGGTGATCAGACATTATGGAATAACGATCCTAATTACATTGACTGGTTTAATTACCACACATACGGTGTACAAAGTATCAGTGTAGTTAATGCCGGTAGTGGTTACACTCAAGCACCTATAGTTACTATAACTGGAGGTGGTGGTAGCGGGGCGACTGCTACAGCAAGAATAGTTAACGGTAGTGTTAGCAGTATCACAGTTGTAACCAAAGGTACAGGGTATACTTCAACGCCAACAATTACATTAACATCTGCACCTTTAACTGGTACTACTGCTAGAGCTTATGCACAGTTAGGTAATAATACTCTAGTACGAACATTTGACACAACAATAAAATTTGACCGTATCACTTACGGACATAACATAAAAGATTGGACAGCAAGCACCGCTTATGCCGAGGACGACTACATAAGATATAATGGTAAAGCCTACCAAGCAACTGCCGCATTTACATCAGGCGCAAGTTTTAGTTTAACAAATCTGACAGAACTAGGCGGCAGTGAATTTGACAATGCTAACGATAGAATTATGGCGCTGTACAATCCTACAGCAGATATGCCAGGCAGAGACTTAAAACAGTTGGTAGACGGCTTAGAGTACAAAGGTGTTTTAGTACAGGATCTTAACACAACTTACAGTGATGCGAGTAGCATTGAAGCCAGTGAGGATTACTACGATACGTTTATTAGTAGTACCTTCGTAGATGCTGACGGGTCTTCAATGACGCTTGGAATGAAAGCAGAGGACATTAATATAGATGGTGCAAGTTTTGTAGATGAGTATAGTTCTTTTGCACCACAGGAATTACTGCCAGGAAGAGTATTTGACACCTTAGACATACAAGTTTACCAGACAGCAGGCAACGATATAGAAGAGGACGGCAGCGGTACTCCTATACATCTAATCAGTTACGACGGTGATGGTAGTACCAACACATTTAGTTGGGGTACTGCTCCTAGAGGACATCAGTTGTTTGTTTATTCACAACAACAAGGTGACTTACACAACCCTTATCACTATACAACAAATTATGTGGATAAAACAATAACACTATCATCAACACCGTCTGCATCTGACACTATATTCATATATGTTATGGATAATGTTGGAGATAATGAAGTATTCAATGGTGAATACACAGGTGACGGCAGTACAGTAGATTTTGTTGCTAATGTAGATTATGATCTGGCAACAAACACCTTAGTGTTAGTAGACAACATAGAAACTAGCCACACTGTAGTGGACAGTGATCCTGGAGAAACTATTATACGTTTTAGTAGTGCACCTGCTAACGGTTCACACATTGACATACATGTACATAATAGTCCAGTAGGCACACAAAACTTTAGTTATGCTCACACTCAGTACGATACATTAACTGGTGGCACTTACCCAGATGATTATACAATTGCATTGGATAAAGAATTAAAGTATGAAGGTCCCTTCAGTGCCAACATAATTGTAGAGCTTAATGGCGAACGACTACGTCCTGCTAATAATGCTTATTACACAGGCGACGGATCCACAACTGTTTACACAGTTAGTAATACAGACACATCTGTTGACCCAGATTTAGTTGCAGATAATGACGTAGAAGTATATAATAATGGAACAAGACTAGTTCAGGGCGTAGATTACACTCTAGCACCTAGCGATGGAAGCAGTTTACGCTATATTACATTTACAGTAGCGCCTAGTGTAGGTGATAGAGTTGTTATTTCATTACTGACAGGACAACAGTTTAGAATAAACTCTAGTACAGAAATATTACTAGACAGCACACTGACATTACAGAGCGGTGATACAGTAGTAGTTCATACATTTGCTAATCATGATCCTTTAAGGATGCGTACACAGGTATTTGTGGGGACTACTTCAGGAACAACAACTATTGTCACAGGATATGATGAGATAGGTTATGATGCTGATACATTTGATGGAGAAACTTCTTTAGTTGTAACAACACCTGAATACACACTTAGTAGAGCAATTAGTAATGGTGTATTCTTATGGGTAACTAAGAATGGTGTAAGGTTACATCCTAACACAGACTATACATTATCATCAACAACACAGATATTACTAGGCGAACACCTAAATGTAGACAGTGATGATGTAATTGTTGTTACGTCGTTTACAGAAAACACAAGACCAGATGCATTTGCCTTTAGAGTAGGACAAGATATTTTAGGAAATAAGATTTACAAGCGTATTAGTGACCAAGAAACTACATTCCTAAGTCAGCCACTTGCTATTACTGACACAGAAATATTTGTTAGAAACGCAAGCCTATTGCCTGATCCTGGTGTTAGCACTAATAATCCAGGTGTGGTGTATATTTTAGGTGAGAGAATAACGTATTATGGTATTGATAGAGTAAACAATAAGTTGTATCAGTTGCGTAGAGGAACTTATGGAACAGGAGCAAGAGATTTATATGCTACTGGTACCAAGGTTCAGGATGCAAGCTCACAGCAGGATGTTCCTACCACAACAAAGATTTGGTATGACATAGAATCAGGAGGTCAGGTAGGACCGGATGGAAGTACACTAGTAGTTAAGACAGAAACAGGAGGAAGTTTGGGTACAGCAACAACATTACAGGCTAGATTCCTAAGAGATAAGACAGCATATTACCAAGGATAAATACTGATATGGAACAAGATAAGCAGGATATTATGACTACAGAACAAGAAAAACAGCCTAATGAGGATACTGGCGTTCACGTTGAAGGCCACATTAAAATCCACGATCCAGAATCAGGAGAAGTCTTTGTTGATAAAAGAAATGCTATTCACTATGAAAACATAAGTGAGGCTCTGGCACTAAGTGTTGCTAACAAAACAACCGGATTTATACATGAGATGCATTTCGGAAACGGTGGTACATCGGTAGATCCTACTGGTGTTATTACATATTTGCCTGCTAACAATACAGGACAAAATGCTGATCTGTATAATAAAACTTATTACAAAGTAGTAGATGACACCTCAAGTTTAAACAATGATCCTAGTAGAAATAAGATTGAAGTAAGACACACAACAGGCAACAACTATACAGATATTTTGGTAACTTGTCTATTAGATTTTGGGGAGCCAAGTGGTCAGAGCGCATTTGATAATACATCTAACTTAGATGAAGAATATGTTTTTGATGAACTAGGATTAAAGAGTTGGACTGGAACAGTAGCAACAGGTAAACTACTAACGCACGTAGTGTTTCATCCTGTTCAGAAGTCATTAAACAGACTTATCCAAATAGATTATACAGTTAGGATACAGAGTTTAACTAACTTAACAGGTGTTGCATAATGAGCTATACTATTAACAAAACAGATGGTACTATATTAACAACTGTAGAAGATGGCACATTAGATACTGCTACCGATCTAAGGTTAATAGGCAAAAACTACAGTGGCTTCGGTGAAGTTTTTAACGAAAACTTGGTTGCTCTATTAGAAAACTTTTCTAACGGTTCAGCACCAACTAACCCATTAGCAGGACAAATCTGGTGGGATAAAAATGACAAATTATTAAGTGTCTTTAACGGCACAGTATTTAAAAGTCTAGCAGTACTTAGAGTGGCAACAACTGCTCCTACAAATCTGCAAGCAGGCGATTTGTGGTATGATTCAACTAACGAACAACTCTATATTACAGATGGTGTAACACACAAACTAGTTGGCCCAATGTATTCAGACAGTCAGGGTATTAGTGGTATAGTAGTTGAGACACTGTCTAACGGCGTAAGCAATTATGTAGTAAGCAAATTTATGCAAGGAGGGGTGGCTATTGCGTATATGTCAACAGTTACATTTACTCCTAGTCCTGCAATCTCAGGATTCGCACAAATTAAGGCTGGCCTAACACTTAGCTCTGATTATTCAGATATGAAGTTTCAAGGAACAGCAACGACTGCTGACGATGTAGATGGTTTAGATAGTACACAGTTCATGCGTTTAGACGTAGCGAATACCGCTACAGGAAAACTAACCATTAATAACAACTCTGGTATTTCATTAGGATCAAACGGGTTTGTTGACCATAATGTTCAGAGCGATGATTACGTTATACAAAATAGAGCAACAAACAAAGATATAATTTTTAAGGCTACTGATTCTAGTAGCACAGCAACAATACTTACATTAGATGGTAGCACCGGTAATGTAGTGGTTGCTAATACTCTTGAAGTAGGTAGTATTACAGTTAGCGACAACTTAACTGTGAGTGATGATATTACAGCAACCAACTTCATAGGAACACTACAAACAGCGGCACAGCCTAACATAACGAGTGTTGGGACCTTAAGTAGTCTAGTAGTTTCTGGAGGTATTACATCTGGCACTACATTAACCGCTACTAGTCTGTCAGGAACTTTAACAACTGCGGCTCAGACAAACATTACAAGTGTTGGAACATTAGGAAGTTTAGCAGTTACCGGCACAGCAACAGCAGATACATTCAGTGCAACAACATTAACAGGAACACTTAGCACACCAGCACAAACAAACATTAACCAAGTTGGTACGTTGTCAGGCTTGCAAGTTTCAGGAGCCGCAACATTCAACAACGGTATTAATGTAGCAAGTGGTGTGATTAGTGGTACGATAGGAACAGCCGCACAAACCAATATTACAAGTGTTGGCACGTTAGGGTCACTAACAGTTAGCGGTACAGCAACAATAGGTGCTTTAAGTTTAACAACTGACTTACCAGTAGCACAAGGCGGAACTGGTGCAAGCACTGCCGCTGATGCAAGAACAAACTTAGGTGCTGTTAATATTGCTGGCGACACAATGACCGGTGCTCTCACACTTAGCGGAGTACCAACAAGCACTAATCATGCCGCTACTAAAGGCTATACAGATAGTGCTATTAGCAGTTCACTAACAAATTATGCAACAAAGACTTATGCTGATCAAACTGCAAAATGGCAGGGTGCTAATAAACATGTGAGCACTAGCGCACCAACAAGTTCAGACGGCAATGACGGTGACATTTGGTTTGTTAGGGAAGCATAATGACTGAGAATGTTTACGTTAAAGTGTTAGGAACACAAAAACAAGTTACAGCAATTAAAACAAAAGTAAGCGGTACATGGAAAGATGTTACAGCAGTTTATGTAAAAGTAAGCGGGACTTGGAAACGCATATTCTCATAATATGGGTTTGCAGATAGTATAAATATATAGGATAAATGGAGTAAATTACAAATGGCGTATACTATTAACAAAACAAGTGGTGCGATTTTAACTACAATCGCAGACGGTACAATTGACACCACTTCAGACCTAACACTGATAGGTAAAAACTATGCAGGTTATGGTGAATTACAGAATGAGAACTATGTAAAGTTATTAGAAAACTTTGCAAATACAACACAACCAGGAAGCCCTATTGCGGGTCAACTTTGGTTTGACACTACTAACAGTCACTTGAAAATTTATGTAAGTGGTGCTGTTGGATTTAAGAGACTGTCGGCTATCACCAGTGCCACAAGCGCACCTAGTAACAATACCACAGGCGATCTATGGTGGGATAGCGATGATAAACAGTTACATGCATGGGACGGTAGTGCATTTATCCTAGTAGGTCCTAGTGCATCAGCAGGCTCAGGTGTTTCAGGTGCGATTGTTGAAACAATTACAGATACTCCAGGTGCAGTAGATCACGTTGTTATATCTAACTACGTATCGGACGACATTGTAACAATTATCAGTAAGGATAGCACATTTACTCCTGCTACTCCTATTACTGGCTTTAGTACTATTAGTCCTGGTGTTAACTTGGCAAGTACAGGTGCTATCGCAGGTATACAATTAACTGGTACAGCAAGTAACGCCGCTTTGCTAGACAGTTTAGACAGTACACAGTTTTTGCGTAGTGACGCTAACGATACAACATCAGGCACACTAGGTGTATTAAATGATACAGGTTTAAGCGTTGGTACAGACAGTGACTTTAAAGCAAGTGTCAGTGGATCAGACGTAACACTACAAAACCAAACAAGTAACGGTGATATTCTTATTAAAGTTAATGATGGCGGTGTTACAACCACAGCACTCTCTATTGACGGCGCAACATCAACGTGTTCTGTTGCTAGTGATCCTACAACAGGATTAGGTGTTGCAACAAAGAGTTATGTTGATAACCTAATTTTAACTGGTAATGCTTTAGCAAGAGACGGTTCAAATACAATTAACGGTGATATTTTACCAGATGGTAATGGTACACGTAACTTAGGTGCTTCGCTAACAAAGTTTGCTACTGTTTACGCAACGACATTTAGTGGAACATCAACGCAAGCACAATACGCTGACGTGGCAGAGAGATTCCATGCAGACGACGTATACGCTCCTGGTACAGTAGTTGCACTAGGTGGTGTTAACGAAATTACAAAAGTAGCAGAAGATGCATCAGAAGATGTATTTGGTGTTGTTAGTGAGCAACCAGCACACTTAATGAACGCTGGTGCAGGTACAGACGAAACACACCCAGGTATTGCTCTACAAGGTAGGGTACCTGTACAAGTGGTTGGTAAGGTAAATAAAGGGGATAGACTTATTTCTGCAGGAAACGGACTTGCAAGAGCAGGTTCTCGTAACGAAATTACCCCTTTTAACGTTATTGGAAGAGCTTTAACAACTAAAGCAGATGATGGCGTAGGTATTGTAGAAGCAGTAGTACAATTAAACTCATAAGGAAGTAGAATGGCATATCAAACCGGAGACACGATCCTAGACGATGAATACAATGTATTTGTCACCGGCTTAGCAGGAGGAGGAGCAACAGACACTGCGAACTTAAACAATGTTTGGGGCACTGGTGTTGGTGACAGAGGATATGGTCAGGCGACAACTATTAGTGCTGTTAGTGCAGGTGATACTGTAACAGCAACACAATGGGCAACTTTACTTGCTCGAATAACAAGTGCAGCCAGCCACCAAGGCTCCAGTTTAACATCAATGGCTACTCCTAGCGCAACTGATATTATTGAGGTTATTGGTGCAATCAGTGCCAACTTATCAACAATACACACAAATAGAATTAACGCCGCAGGCACAGGAACACCATCGTCAACTAACATGAACTCAACAGGTAGTTGGGAGACCCAAGCAAGACAAACAATTACACTAACTTGGGCAGACCCAGACGAAGCAAGATATTTCTTTAATGCAGGTGGCTACATAGAAATAACACCATCTGTAGTTGGATACACTGACGATCAAAAAGCAAGAGCATGGGACGCTCTGACACAGATGGTAGGGACAATACAGTTCAGAGCAAATACAACATCAATGAGTGGCGACACAACCTCTATTACGGTTACCGAAGCGCACACTTCTTCAGCATCAAATGTTAGTGTTTTAGGGTATTATGGTTTAACAACATCTAACCAGTTACTATATGATAAGGCACTAACAACAAATTTAAGTCCTTATATTGCAGGCGCCGCAAATAATATTGAGGTATATGTTAAGTCAAATGGTACACAAGGTAGTTTCAGCGACAACGGCGATGTAATTACTTTACAAATTGATTACAACGATGCTTCAACAGATCAGGCATATGATAAGTCTGAATATAATATATTAGATGAAATGGATGGAACAGTAAGAAACGTAATTAACATAGTACCACCAAGTACTAGTTATTTGACATCATCTTGGTCCAATCCAACAGTAGCACTAAGTAGCAGTTCACATGCTTAATACAAAAAATTTGGTAAATATATAACAACAACGGAGATTACGCAACATGGCATACCAAACCGGGGACACAATCCTTGACGACGAATATAATATTTTTGCTACTGGCGCTGGCGACGGTACAGCAACCGACAGTGCCAATGTAAACAACTTATGGGGTACAGGAACTGGTGACCGAGGATATGGACAGTCAGGTACTTTATCATCAGTATCTGCAGGGTCTAACGTAACAGCCACACAATGGTCTACATTATTATCTAGAATAACATCCATGGGTAATCATCAGGGCACAAGTTTAGGCTCTATGACGTCACCAAGTGCAGGAAACGAAATTGAAATTATTGGCGCAATTAGTAGTAACTTAAGTAGTCTCCACTCAAACAGACTAAACAAAGCAGGCAACGGCACAGCAGAAGGAGCTGTAAACAGTGACTCTACAGGTACTTGGACTGCAAGTGCTATCCAGGAAGTAACTGTAACATTTGATTCAGCAGATGAGGCACGTTATTATTTTAATGGCGGCGGATACATACAAATTGACCCACAAATGGTTAGTTACACAAGTGATGCTAAAGCAAGATCCTGGGACGCATTAACACAGATGTGCGGAACTATTCGGCTTGAGGCACAAGGTACCGCAGTATCAGGCAGTTCAAACTCAATAACAGTTACTGAAGCACACACAAGTTCACAGACTACATTGGCGACGACTATTGGTTACTATGATATGACAACCTCATATCAGACAATTTTCCAAAGAGATTTAACAACAAGTGGTAGCCCATATATCTCAGGTGGTGCTAACAATGTTAAGATTGAAGCAAAGTCGAACGGAACACAAGGTTCAAACAGTGACGCAGGCACTATTGTTACATTTAAGATTAGTTTCCTAGATGCTTCAACTGACGAAACAAGTTATGACAAAGCAGATTATAATGTAGAAGACGAAATGGACGGTACTGTTAGAAATACTTTCAACAGAGTACCACCAAGTACAACATACCTATCTGCTACTTGGGGTACTACGGCAGTAGCTCAAGCATCAGCAACACATACATAATATAGTTTTACTAACGAACGCAAACATGGCACTAGAAATAGTGCCATTTTTGTATTGACTATTCAAACGCATTCCTATATAATAACACTATGGAAAAAGTCGAAAAATTAGAAAAGTACGCCCAAGCACGATTCGAACACAACGTTCACAAAAAAAGTATAAGAGAACAATGTGAAAAAGAATTGTATGTAGCTCATAATGGTGGTATGTTCAAGATAGATCAAGGACTAATCGCTTTCCTTAACGCATGGGAGGACGATAAGATCTATATGATTGACAGTTATGATAATCCTATCGAAGTAGATAGGAAAAAGTTACTGGTCCTGGCAAAACAAGCATATCAACATGCTATAAATACCTACCACACAAATTATGAGCAACTTAGAACTACAAGGCGAGCAACCCAAGTCTAACGGTGTAGTAATGTTCGCACGTAATTCTAAACTGGATTACATGCGTATAGCACAACATAACTGTAAACTAATTAAGGAACATTTACAGTTACCAGTTGCTGTTATTACAGACACTAATACACGTGATGAGTCAGACACCTCAATGTTTGACTATGTCATAATGGATGATACCGAGTATACGAATACTCGTACATTCTATCTTAAAGGTAAAAACTTACGCACCCCTTGGTTAAATGGTAGTAGAAGCGATGCCTATGACCTAACACCCTTTGACAGAACATTGTTACTGGACGCTGACTATCTTATCATGTCAGACAATTATAAGAAACTGTTTGAAATAAATCAGGACTTTTGTTGCCACTATGATGTATTAGATGTAACCGGACAAAATTTGTATAAGACAGACCAGCGTTTAGGTGTATATTCTATACCAATGGTATGGGCAACAGCAGTGGTATTTAATAAGTCAGAAGTTGCAGACAATGTATTTTCCTTGATGAAGATAGTAAAGGAACACTGGGAATATTATAGCGCATTGTATCAGTTCAATCGTAAAATGTTTAGAAACGATTTTGCACTTAGTATAGCATTACACATACTGGGCGGTTATGGTACAGAGACGTATCGCATACCCTGGCGACTGGCAACATTAACGTCACGTGCAGAGATACTAGAGTACACAGAACGTGGTATAAAATATGTATACGATAAAGGAGACAGTGACTACGTTGGAAGAATCAAACAAGATATACATATCATGGACAAACAGTCACTAGTGGAGTTTATATGAAGCAAGGCGCTGGTTACGTTACCATAGCACAAAATACAGATAGTACCAACTATCTGGAACTTGCATACTTACAAGCTCTTAGTATAAAAGTTACACAGCGTAAGTATACTAACTATACTGTATTAGTTGACGAGCGAACTCGTAATGATATGCAGGATAAGTATCTTAAAGTATTCGATAATGTTATTGATTTACTACAAGATGATGCAAAAGATCATGACTGGAAATTAGCAAATGAATGGCAAGTAGGTAAACTAACACCATATAAAGAAACAGTTAAGATAGAATCAGATATAATTTTAACCACTAATATAGATCATTGGTGGCAAATTATGCAAGAACGAGAAGTATGTATTTGTACAAATATACGTGACTGGGAAGGTAATATCAACAACACTATGGCATATCGTAAACTGTTTGCGGAAAACAATTTACTTAATACATATAATGGTTTTAGTTATTTTAGATTTGGAAAATACAGTGAAATGTTTTGGCAATACCTGCATTATGTTTACCAACACTGGGATATTTTTAGAGATAGAATATTAAAAAATTGCAGAGAAGACATCGTGAGTACAGATGTTGCCTATGCAGTAACCGCAATGTTGGTAGGTGAAGAACACTGTCATTTACCTTACACTACGCCTAGTTTTGTACACATGAAAGGTGCTGTGAATAATTGGCATTCAAATTTAAATTGGCAAGATCACTTACTAGCACAGTTTGGTAATGACGGTGTATTAAGTTTTAATACCCAAAAACAAATGTACCCTGTACATTATTTTATAAAGGACGAAAAATTTGTCAGACAAGCAATCCAAAGCCTGGAGCGAATTTTCCAAAGCCGTACGTGAGTTCGTTCCACCAGAACCTGTTGTAGAAACTTACAGAATATATTATAATAGTGAAGGTGAAATAGTGAACCAAGTTCATAACGAGCCTGGAGATCCTACAGGACCTTGCTTGGAATTGCCTTGGAAAGAATATAAAGAAGTAATGCACAAGTTACACGATAGTTTAATTAAAGACGGGGTCGTAGTAGATAAGCCACGTATGACCAAAAACAAACTATTACAACCTAGCGATACAGGGTTTGCAGTTATGCGTAATAATCTAGCATTTCCTGACGATAACAATCCGGAGTATTGGGAACATGGATATAGTTGATGTAGCAGATTTAGATGTCATATTTTTAACGTATGACGAACCTAAAAAGGAAGAGTTTTGGATAAAACTTCAGAACATAGTACCGTGGGCAAAACGTGTTGACGGCGTAGAAGGTTCAGATGCCGCACACAAAGCCGCAGGCGAAGCAAGCGATACAGATAGGTTTGTACTAATAGACGGTGACAACTTACCTGATCCTGACTTCTTTAACGTACAGTTAGAGATAACAGATGAAAATAGAGACTGTGTGTTTAGATGGCGAGCCCGTAATGAAATAAATGGACTAATGTACGGCAATGGTGGTATCAGTTGCTGGACCAAAGACTTTGTTGCTAACATGCGCACACATGAAAACTCAGACGGCAGTGATGATACTGCTGTAGAATTTTGTTATGATCCAAAGTATTGGGCTATGCATAACTGTTATAGCACAACGTATCCTAATCAAACTGCCTTCCAAGCCTGGAGAGCAGGATTTAGAGAAGGTGTTAAGATGTGTTTGGATCGTGGTGCAAAGCCAACACTGGCGGAGTTTGATAAAAAAGTAAACAACAGAAATTATGACCAGCTCTGTATCTGGCAAAGTGTAGGGCAGGATGTTGAGAACGGTGTGTGGGCCATGTATGGCGCACGACTTGGTACTTACATGACCATGTTGGAAGACTGGCCTTACAAGCGTGTACAGGACTTTGCAGAGTTGGAAAAGTTATGGGAGTCGGTCAAAGACAACGACCCAGTAGAACACAATGCAAACTTAGAAACTGTTTTAACAAAACGGTTAGGATTACCTATTACTACACTGGATGCAGGACAAAGTAAGTTCTTTAAACATCACCTTACCGGCAAACACTTTAATATAAAACCAATGACCAGAGAGATAGATATTATTAGGGTAATCGAAGGCTGGTAATGGAACTAGCAGAATTAACTGATGACCGTGTAAAACTACTTGTTAGCAAACAAGAGGACTGGTTCTGCGACACAAACGCAGGAAGACTAATGGACATTAGTTGTGGCAACCAAACTTACATCTGGGGATACAGTCACTTTTTCATTAGTGCCGCTATACAGTGGTCACAACGCAATGTATCTTGGGTAAACTACAAGGCTAGTGAAAGTTGTGAACAGGTAGACAAACTAGCAAATAGCATGGTAACAGACAGTGGATTACACAGCGTAGCATGGGCAGTGTCTGGTACAGATGCAGTTGAGCTTGCGTTTTATCTTAAAAATTTATACCACAATGCTAACAACCCCAATAGACAAGAGGTGTTATGTTTCAGCCCAGGATATAGTGGTACAAGTTTTCTTCCTGCAATATTACGTGGAGATTTTAAAATGCCTTGGTGTCATATTGTAGACACAGGTATATGGCCCACTATAGACGCTAGAGCTTCTTATGAGGAAACCACGTTACAAAAAGTAGAAGACTTATTAAAAACTAATCGTAACATTGGAACTGTTTTTATGGAGTCTATGCCCTGGATAGAAAAGTTTAGACCATGGAGCGACACATGGTGGCAGTCAATAAGACAACTATGCGATTTGTATGACTGTTTACTAATAGTAGACGATGTTATGGGAGGTTACGGAAAAACTGGTTACCATAAATTTACACATCGCTCAATGGATGTTATGCCTGATCTGGTCACCAGCGGTAAAAGTTTGACGGCAGGATTTTCACCACTAAGCAGTGTGTGTATGACTGAAAAAGTTACTAGAGCTGTTATTAATAAGTTTGGATTTAGCCACACTTGGTCTCCTAACTTATCTGGAGTCGCCGCCGCAAATTACATAAACAAAAATTGGGCTGAGGATTACGCTTGGGCACATGTCAATGAAAAGTTTAACATATTAATAGCAGATAGATTGCGGTCCGGACATATCAAACAAGGTTGGTACCAGGGACTTGTATGCAGTATGGAACTAATAAATCCTATAACTCACCTGGATCTTATACAAGCAGGTATTATGCCCAGTGGCTTTGGCTTGTACTATGATGCAAACCATTTAACAATATGTGTTCCTTTATTAGCATATTGGAATGTTACAGATGCAGAAATATATTGGGACAATTTAAATGAAAGGTTAGATCGTGCGCTCGGCAACACATGAAGAATTAGATAACCTACGTAAGTGGATTATTAGATTAGTTACAAATTATAGTGAACTGAACGGACATAGGATATGTCCTTATGCACACTTGGCAAAGATGAGAGCATTTAAAGTTGATATAGATAACTTTGAACTGCCTACTGAGAAGTGTGATGTGTTAGTGTTAATTTGCATAGACGATGTAACACACGAACAACTGGTAGACAAATGTAAAGAGCTTAACGAGCAATACCCTGACTTAATATTTTTGCCTGATAGCACGAAAGAAACTTACATCAGTGGTGTACAAACAAACAACGGCAAGTATAAACTAATACTCTGTCAAGATAAAAAGAAACTAATAGATGCTAGACGTAACCTAGCAAAGACAGATTACTATAGTTTTTGGTCACCAGAATACTACAAGGAGATAGTTGGTGACAGTCTGGACTGAATGGGATCCACTTGAAGAAGTCATTGTAGGAGATTGTAATCCTACATATCCAGGTGTACCTGAGCTAGATAAAATCCTATCAGAAACAAAAGAGGATTTAGATAACCTAGCCAACTACTTGTCTAAGTTAGGCATTCGGGTACACAGACCAACTATAGGTGACCTACAACCTAATCAAGTGTATCCTATTGTGCCAAGAGATCAGTATCTAGTATATGGAGATTGTATATACCAAACGTATACAAGTTTACGTGATAGGTATTGGGACGGATTATGCTACTATGATATTTTTAGGCAGTTGTTCAATGAGGGACATAACTGGATAAGCCAGCCTCCTCCTGTACTAGAACAGTTGCCTTATAAAATGAACAAAACACCTTATCATCACGAATACAAGAACAAATTACTCTGGCATACTGCTACAATGTTTAAGGCAGGTGATAGTCTAATAGTTAATGACTACGGTCCAGGCAACCAAAATGGTCTAGACTGGATGGAACGTAACTGTGAAAGTCAACTTATTAAAAACGTAGACACACTACAACAACGTTTAGGACACATTGACCAAGGCTTTTATATGACTGATGATGACACAGTATTTTGTGTTGATATATCTTGGGTGCCACAATGTTTGCGTAATAAAAAGATTATAGAACTAAACAATAGAACATTCAAATATAATGAAAGTCTTAAAGATATACAACAAGGCAACTCTAAGAACTTGTTCATGTGGCTAGAACAATGGCAAGGACTAGCACAAGATACAGCATTTGAAAGTAACGTTTTAGTTGTGGATAGCAAAAACATTGTAAGTAGTATAGAGTTACCTGAAGTAGAAGCACACGGTATAACAGTACATCATGTTCCTATAAGACATGGTATGTTCTGGGAAGCCGGCGTACATTGTTTAACACTTGATGTTAGACGCAACGGATCAAAGAGAAGAGTAGTATGACAAAAGGCGATCAAAGCGAATTTATGACAGCGGCAGAAGACATGAAGGACACATTGGGTCCTAGTCTTTGCTATGCAAAATGGAAACAAGTAAGTTTGCATTTGCCTACCGGACTTAACAACAGTTGCTATCATCCTCCCCTACACAAAATACCATTAGACGCTATAAAAAAGAATCCCGGCGCACTACACAATACCGAACACAAAAAGCAACAACGCAAGTTAATGGTAGAGGGCAAACGTCCTGAAGAATGTAGTTATTGTTGGGCAATAGAAGATGCAGGTAACTTAAGTGATAGGCATTATCGCAGTGGCGAACCCTGGGCACAAATGGACGCTACTAACATAGACTGGCAACAGGATGTTGTGCCTAGTTACGTAGAAGTAAACTTTAACCACGCATGTAACTTACGATGTAGTTATTGTTCACCACAGTTTAGCTCAAGTTGGGCAAAAGAAACACAAGATCATGGTGCTTACCCCACAATACAACCTCATAATGCACCTGAACATTTTATGGGAGACAGGCGTCCTGTTCCTAACAGAGACGAGAATCCTTATGTAGATGCATTTTGGGAGTGGTGGCCTGAACTATATCCTAAACTAGAACACTTTAGAATGACAGGTGGCGAGCCCTTAATGGATCGTAATACATTCCGTGTGTTTGAATACGTATTGGCACTACCCAAGCCAGACTTACACTTAAACGTGACCAGTAACTTTAGTGTAGAACAAGGATTGTTTGTAAAGTATATTGAGTATGTTAAAAAGATGTGTTCAGGTAATTACTTAGAACACTTTATGCAGTATGTAAGTGTAGACAGTATGGGCGTACAAGCAGAGTACATACGTGATGGGTTAAAGATGCATCGCCTAATAGGATACGTAGAGCATTATCTACGTGAAGTTAAATACAAAAACAGTTTAACGTTTATTATCACAATGAACAATTTAAGTGTTACCCGTCTTAAAGAATTGTTAGACTGGGTATTACATCTAAGACGTAAGCATAATAAAGAATACAATAAAATTTGGTTTGATACTCCCTTGCTGAGACAACCTGCTTGGCAAAGTTTACAAATACTACCAGAAAGTTATGCACAAAAGTTAGATGATGTTGCCAACTGGATGGAAGAAAACATAGAATACAGTACAGGTTTTAAAGACTTCGAAGTACAACGTATGCGTAGAACTATTGCCTGGATGCGTGAAGGTCAGCAGTTAGATAAGGATTACATTAAGGAACAGAAGGCAAACTTCTTTTTATTTTTTAATGAACATGATAAACGCAGAGACACAAACTTTTTAGAAACTTTCCCGGAGATGGAATCCTGGTGGTTAGAATGTAGGTATTATGCACAAGTTTAGTAAAAACACCTGCCCAGCATTTTATGTAGATGCTACCGTGGATCCTGCAGGATCTTATAGTCCCTGTACGGCATTAGGTGGTGGTGCGTACAAATTTCCTAATAAAACTTTTAAAGAAATATGGGCTAGTCCAGAGCTTGAAGATGCCAGGCAACGTAGTGCTAATGGCGAACAACTTGATATGTGTAGGCGTTGTTGGTCAGAAGAGGAGTTAGGTTACAGAAGTGAAAGGGTTAATCAACTTAGTAAATTATCATTGTTAGACTTTGTTAATACGGACTACACAAAAGGACCCAAAAACTTAAACATTAAAGTAAGTAACATCTGTAACTTACGGTGTAGAACATGTCAAAGTTATGACAGTTATTTGTACCACTTGGAAGGCAAATTCTATGAAGAAAAGCATGGCTTGTCTAACACAATATACACAAGAGAAAAGTTTAAGAAGCACTTCACAGATCAACAGTTAGATGATCTATATAACTATGTAGATAATCTAGAAAAAATAGAACTATACGGCGGAGAGCCATTGTTAGATGACATGGTACCTAAGTTACTTACTCGCATAGTAGAGTCGGGAAAAGCCAGAAACATAGACCTAAAAATAAGCACAAACTGTACACATACACTAACAGAAACTTGGCGTAACATTCTATTAGGATTTAAAAATGTTACAATTAATATCAGTCTAGATGCAGTAGGAAAAAAGATAACCTATATGAGACATCCAGCAGACTGGAAAATAGTTTATAACAATCTACATGATTTTATTAGTTTAGAAAAGCAGTCAAACTATAGTGTAAGTATTGTTCCTGTTATATGCGTGAGTGCAATAAATGTTTGGGACTTTCATGAGGTATTCGAACAGTTTGTAAAGTTTAAACTGTTTAACGATATAGAAATAACACCGTTTGTTATACTTGTACAATGGCCCAGTTACTATTGTGTTAATGTTATACCAGATACAATTAAACCTATTGTAAAAGAACACTTAGAGTCTAAGGCAGAACTAATAGGCAAACACAACGTAACCTCTATAGTAAAATTACTCGAAACCAAATCAAAATTGTTCGATGAGTCACAGTTAAATGTTGAAACTCCCTGGGAAGAGTTTAAGTTTTGGACAAAAGAAAAAGACTTGTATAGAAACGAAGATTATGTTACAATATTTCCTGAGTATGGAAAAATACTCACCGACCATGGAGTATGGTAATTGAACGATTTAGAATTTAAACAACAAGTATTAGACACAAAGTCAGCGAGCTTTTGTGGCGCCAAATGGTACAATGCTACTATATGGCTTGGTAGTGGCATGAGTACAAGTTGTCATCATCCACCAGCACACAAGGTGGATATTGAGGAAGCCAAGCGTAATCCCAAAGCAATACACAACACGCCTGAAAAGAAGCAAGACAGACGACAGATGCAGGCAGGAGAACGACCTCCTGGTTGTGAATACTGTTGGAAGATTGAAGATATAAAGCGTGATAATATTTCCGATCGTGTCTATAAAAGTAAAATTTACACAATAAAGGACTTAGACGATGCGCACAAATCAGATGCAACAAGCGACGTGGACTTACGAACTTTGGAAATCAGTTTCGATAGGACTTGTCAATTTGCTTGCAGTTATTGCAACCCTGCTTTTAGTAGTACATGGGTTAAGGACATTAAATCAAACGGAAGTTATACTGGGCTCGTTTCTGATGGGCGTAATCATTTTACCCATGCTCATGACAGTGCGCAGTTGTATAAGTTCGGCCAGGAGAATCCTTATGTTGAGGCGTTCTTTAAATGGTGGGAAACAGACCTACACCGAACGCTAGACGAACTACGCATTACAGGTGGCGAACCACTAATGAGTGGATACACTTGGAAACTGATAGACTGGTTTAAACAAAACAAAGGCAAATCAAAAACACGTTTGGCTATTAACAGTAACTTAGGCGATGACGAAAAAGTCACACAACTGATAGAAGCATTTAGAGATACAGACATTGAATTAGATTTGTACACCAGTGTA